GTTTTTAGCATATTTGGATTGCATGCTAAAACAAATACAAAATATTTTGTACCACCGAATAAAGACATTTATGAATGTCAATTACAATATTTTGATGAAAATCATCTTGAACAGTTTCAATTGGGTAAAGATCAAATTATCACATGCTATTATAAATGTGTTGATACACATGGTGCATTTAAGTGGATAGAGAAAACAAAGGACGATAGAGGGTGTAAATTTAATACACGTGTATATAAAACTGAAGCAATGGTTTGGAAGTGGTTCAAATGAATCAAATATTTTGGGCTTGTGTTGTAATGCTTGCATCAGAACCATACTATCTGATGGGTACTATGCATACTAGAGAACAATGTGAGTATGTTGCATCTAAATATGAACCACCAAGCATACAGAATAGCTCAATAGAATGTTATCCAGTCAATGTGACAGAATATAATGAAGTCATGGAACAAATTAGAGCTTTAAAACTTATTACAAAATGAAAAACGTTTTAGTTATAACTGATGATGTTGAACCACCTGTGTATGAAGATAAAAATGTTGAAGTAATATATCCAAGATGGTCACACTATAATGGAGGTGAACCAACATTTGCTTGGAAGATATTTAAGTTTAGGAATAAAGAATATATGTTAAATCCATGGCTCTACAAGTTAGATATAACGAGTAGAGCTTATCTTGGATATGAAATACATATATTAACTACAGGAACACTCGGAAGATATGCAAAGTATATTTTAGATAAAAATAAAAGAAAATATACTACTAATTCACGTGATTATCAAAATAAGAATCAATAACATCCAAACGCTCTTTATGTGTTGATATGTTATCTATTTCTTTTTGAATAGTTTCAAGGTGATCAGGGTGTTCTGCAACACCCTGTGGATTTGTTAATAATATTTCTATGTTGTATAGATGTTTTTCAATCTCACCTCGAGCATGAGCTCTCAATGCGCTTATAGCTTTATCTCTCATTATCTTACTCTTGTTGTAGTTTCTAATGTAACATAAGAACCTGGATCATAGTCAAGTATTACTGTTTCAAGTCTTCCATGATATTCGTATGTAACTTTATAACCCTGTATTACACTTTGAACTTGGTTAGAATAAGTTTCACCACAATGCTGTCTATATGTTACACCTGGCGCTGAATTATATTGTTCACCTATACTACCACCTATCATAACACCTACAGCTGTACCAACTCTCCTATCACTGTTACTGTTTCCAATCATACTACCAATGACACCACCAATAATTTGACCAAACTGAGTACCTCTTCTGCCATTGTTATAACCAGTGACTACAGGTCTACACATTGTTCCTTTAACTAAACTAGCTTCAGCAACTTCCATAGGTTGAACACTTATTACAGGTATTGTAATAGTACGTGAATACGCTTTGTTAACACTAAAAGCCATTAATACAGCAAATGTGATAGCTAAAATTACATATTTTTGATAATTCATAAATCCTCCAGTTTTTCTTTATTATACCTTACTTTTAATCAAATCAGCAATGTAACTTGCTGCATCTAATTCAGTATAAAATATTTTAATAAAACTGTGACTTCTATATAAATGTGATCCAATTAAAATAATTTGACCTTGCAAGGTGCTAGCTTGTAACAGCCAGTCACCTCGTTCAGTCTTAACGCTTCCTAACTTCATTACTCCTCAGTTAAAAGTTCTTTCTCTTTGAAATGTTTCTTAACATCACTAGCCTTATCTTTAACTTCTATTTTTTTAGGCTTTTTGTGATTTGGTATTATTTTTTCTAAAAATACTTTTAACATACCATTTAACATTTCAGCATCTTTTATTTCAACTGTATCATCTAAGGCAAAGGTTCTTGTAAATGCTCTGTTGGCAATACCTTTAAAAATAAAGTTATCAGTATCGTCTGCTGCTTTACCCGATATAGTCAGTTTACCATCTTCAAAAACAACATCTAAATCTTGTTTTGCAAAACCAGCTAATGCTAATTCAATAACATAATGATTTTCTTCGACTTGTTTAATATTGTAAGGTGGATAGTTTGGAATATTCTTTGTTACATCATCATGTAATTTAGAAAGTTTATTGTATGTATCGTCCCAACCAATAAACAATTTATCAAAGTCCTTAAAAAACGGATTGTCTAATGCGTTCATATTTTCTCCTTTACGCGAGTTTCAAAAAATGCTGCCCATATGGCACAGCGGAATATTTATTGTTTCTTACCAATATTATACTTTGATTGCAAATCCCATTCGTTCTTATCTTTAAATGATATAATTTTTATTTGTGATAACGGAGCTTTATTTTCATATAATTCTGTATTTATTATACTTAACAATCCCCAATCTAACAATAACATAGCTATAGTGTTACGTCTTTCAATATCATTTTCTGTTAAATCAGCTTGTTTGCCATCTAATGCAAACAGCTCTTTAAAATGTACAATAAAATAACGTCCTTGTTTATGAAGGATATGACAACTTTGATATAAAACTTTATCCTTACTTGAAGCTACACCTATACGAGAAAGCGTTTCTCTTATTTTTAAAAAATCATCAGAATGGGAGAGTGTAACTTCTAAAGGACTATAACCATCTATATCAATATTAAAAAACTCATGTTTCATTTACCGCCTTTATATAGTTTAGACTTTATAATGTCTATTTGTTCGTTTGATAAAATAGAAACTACTTCACGTGCTTTTTGGGTGTTATAACCATAATATTCTTTTATAATTTCAATAGCTTCTATTTTTTCTTTTTTAATCCATTTACTAAATCTTTTCTTCTTTCTAACGATATTTATAAGAAAATTATACTGCAGTGCCTTTCCTAAGTGAGGACGAGAATTCATCTCATTAGCATATATTACAGTATCTGGTGTAAATGATAATGCTTTATTTACAATAAATGGATTATATTCTTCTTCAGACCATTTATCTACAATAATGTTTACTTTAGTGTCATTTATAGAATTAACAAAGTCAAAAGGTGATATGTTATTTTTCAATTGACACGCCTGCCATTATTTCAGTTAAACATGCTACCAAGTTTATCTCTTGATCACTTACAAATGCTGCTTTGTATTGATAGTCAGCTATAGTTAAGACAAGCTGTGGTACTTGATTTGTTAATGGCACAATTGTATCAAATATCATTCTAAAAAGTGTTTGTGGGTCATTATCTAAATTATTTACTACCCACATTCTCATTCTCTTCCAGTCTTTTTGCTTCAATGAATTTATCAATTCATTTGCATTAACTTCAACTATATTGGTAAGTATACCTTCATCAATATTACCAGAATGAGAATACCTCTGAAATTCATTTAATGTTCTTCTATAATCAGGAAAATGTTTTTCTACAACCTTTGCTACTACCTTTTCATTGAATGGTATATTTTCTTGATTAAGTATATCTAATACTCTTTTAAAGAATGCAGCTGCAATCTTTGGTTTTTCATCTTTTGGTATTTTAAAATCTATAGAGGTACATCTACTATGTAATGGTTGTATAATTCTATTTTTAAAGTTACAGGTAAAAATAAATCTACAGTTGTTTGAAAATTCTTCTATGAAACCACGGAGAGCTGGTTGTGTTGAGTTTGGATTAAGGTAATCAGCCTCATCTAATATAACTACTTTTGTGTTGCCCGTAAATGATACAGTAGATGCAAACTGTTTAATCTTAGTTCGTAAGACATCTATTCCAGATTCCTCTGATCCATTTATAACTATGTAATCAGAATCGAGTTCTTCACACAACGCTCTTGCTATAGTTGTCTTTCCAGTACCTGCTGTACCAGACAAAAGCATATTTTGTATATCACCTTTTTTAATGATAGTTTTAAAGAATGACTTCAACTCTTTTGATAGAATACAACTATCAATCTTACGAGGTCTATACTTCTCTACCCACAGATATTCTTCACTCATACATTAGACCCTGGTTCTGCAGCAATCCAATATTGTAGGTCCTTAGACTCGTGTCTGAAGTGTAAGAACTTTGCTTTCTGAGTCTTTGCTACTGAAACATCATAAGCGTCAGGAATAACCTTTAAATTTTCTACAGCAATAAAAATATCAAATTGATCAAATGCGGAACCAAGATCTCTTGAAAAACTATTAGAAGATTTGTTTTTTCTATCTCCAACAGATATTGTCACAGTTTGATTATGACAGGTAA